CATCTGTTCCTACAATACCTACACTTGTTACTGTTCCAGTTCCAGTAGGAGCAGTTTCTGATTGCCACCCATTGGTAGCATCATATACAAAAAAGTCTCCGTCACTTGGTGAAAGACTACCATAAACATCCGTCATATTAGGCAAAGCAATAGTAATATTACCAGTGCCATCGAAAGACTGATTAGCTATGTATCTTGCTGTTTGTAAAGCTGTAGCTGTTGCAGCGTTTCCTGTCGTAGAACCTGAAGAACCCGTAACATTACCAGTTACATTTCCTGTTACGTTCCCAGTTACATTGCCGGTTAGATTACCAGTTAGATTACCAACGAAACTAGTAGATGTTACAGACGTTAATCCCGTAATTGTAGAATCTAAGTTCACCGTTACAGCGCCAGTAGTGCTTGGTGTAGTTAAATTTGTACCGCCAGTAACACTACTAACTGCACTACTAGCCATAGCGGTTACAGCAGATACAAGAACTTTTTTAGTTGAATTATCTGTAATATCTTCTATAACAATATAATCTGCAGCCACGGGTGTTGCAGTTGATAATTCAGAAACATCTAATGATAATGTGGTTGTTCCAGCACCCCCACTAAACGCATTACTTACCGTCGTATCTATGCCAACCCCACCTATAATTCCTTCGTTTGTATAATCTCTATGTTTTTTGAAGGACATACTCTCATCAACATCGGGAGACTCTGTAACATACATAAGTTTATCTTCTAATCCACTCGTGCTGCTCACGGGTGCCATCGAAATAACTTTTGAATATGTGATTGCCATTATGAACCCGCCGTACTTATTGCAGTTGATGTACCTGCTGGAGCAAGGATTGTTGCTATAATATTTATATACTCATTAGTTACGCTTGAACCCATACTTTCTTCTGTAGATGGATAAAGCGTAAATGAAGACGTACGCTTTACACGTTTATGTCGTTGAGTCAATGCTGCGCGTAATCTACCCAATAATGATTCTAGTTGACCAGCATATATTTCATAATCAGGTTGTCTGTAATGAGCCTTCATAGTTGTTATACCATGAAGTAAAACCAATTGTGGTTCTACAGATGTTTCATCTAAATCATCAGAAAATGGTTTTAAACCTATGTTATACTCTAGTCTAATATTATCTGTAGAGTTATCTGGTGTTGGCCATAATTCTAATTTTGGTACCCCACCATCATCTAATACATCCCACTTAAATGGGGTTTGTGTATTTATTGATTCGTAATTATGATCTGCTGTGGTGATGCCAGAAGGAATAGAATAATAATTTGTTTCACCGGATTTTTTTACAGAAACCGTTAATGGTTTTCTAAGATTACAATCGTCCGGTACTATATAAGTACTCTGATTTTCTACCGTCTTGCCAGGAACTGTATCATTTATTTTGTTAGTTAATACATCACCAAATTCATAAAATAATTGCTCTTGACCGCTACGTAACGCAGAATTTAAAAGATTTGCCTGAAGGATTGCTCCAGAACCAGATGAACTAAACCCCAACCTCTGTGCTAGTTCTGTTCTCAGGCTCGACAGGGTTCTTGCTGCCATTTATATCCCTCTCTATTTCGTTTGACTCTTCTATAGCACTTGATAATGCACTATAGTAATCATCGCCATAAGTACGTTTAATTAACTCTTCACCATATTTTTGATAAAGCCTATGAATCTCTACGTCGCTTTCATCAAAAGATAATGGCTCTTCAACCTTATCTCCTACCTCAACACTTTCTTTTCCCCACAAATTCATAATTGCAGGTAATTCATATTTTGGAATACGATATGAATAAATATTGAAAGTATCTTTTGTTAATCTTACACGAATACTAGGTATTTGATACATTTTTCTCTCCCTTTAAAACATAACAATGGGGGCCGAAGCCCCCAAAGTTACATAGTTATTACACACCACTCGCTGAAATTACACCGTGGCAATTCATGCGGTTCGCGGTTAACGCGCCACGCCATGTCATACCCCAGTAGTAGTTAAAGCTGGTATGCTCACGAGGAGGCTTCCTCGCAATCATATCATTACCTTCGATCGGACGAAGGAACATGTGGTTCAAGTTTATAAAATAACAACGTTGGGTCCATGGGACGTTCTTGTCATTACTATTACCACTGTCTTTGTCATTAGCGGCCGTATCAAAAGTTGGATCCCATATAATAGGAACGCCTTCGAAGAACAACCCAGTAAATGTACCCCAATCTTTCATCTCGGTGGACGGATCCATGTTCCAAGGTGCTTGAGCGGTACCAGGTTGTACAGCATAACGACTTAACTTAGCCGATGCAGCCAAATCATAACCATCTATGAAAGTTTGACCAGCTAGAATGAAGTTCGGACTTCCGCCGTTCTTCTGACAAGCGCGCCACATTGCATGCATGGGTGATAAAAGATCAGCATGAGCGTAGCCCTTAGCAACCGGTACAGTACCACCAAGGTTTAGACCAAGACCGTAATCGAAGTTGTTGCGCCAATATGAGTTAGCACTAACAGAACGATCAATACCTGCAACTGTACCATTATCTGGCTGCATGGAAATCAAGAAGTCCAAACCGTTGATAGTAGCACTAGCTGTTGGACTTGCGCCTACAGTATACTGACCATCTAAATGAAGTGAAAGATCCAATTGCTCTTCAAAACCAAGACGTAACACTTCCATTGCCTCGTTGAATACATTTGTCAACTGAACTAAAGAAGCGTCGCCTGAATTACGAGGAGACTGTGAATCACTGATTAAAATGCCGTTACCAATCAAAAAATCCTCAGAGAACTTAAACCCATCATGGGCTGAGTTCCAAGGATAAAAAACCTGACGAACAGTATCACGTGTGCTAAAAGCAACGGTATCAGAAACGTTTGTGCCAGAATCACCAAACCACTTAAACTGATCTGCACCGTAACTAGTACGTACCTGTTCTACGATCATTTTCCCGCCAGAGGCACCTACACCGCCACCCCAAGGCTTTTTCTTAGCCATGAGAGCTTTGAGTAGTGGTCGCTGTACAGCAACTTGATCGATAGGTTTATTTTTGAGGTAATTAGCAAGTGAAACGTATCCCAACTGGGTAATATCGCCAGAAGTTAATACGCCTGCATTAACTGTTGCAATTGCCATATAAGTTATACCTCCAAAAAATTAAACAATTTAAAACAGGGTGGCTACACGAAAACCTATACGTGCTACTGGTGATGAATCCAGCTTACATCAAATCCTGTTAACCATGTAGGGCATCTAAATGCGCTTGAAGAAACTCAGGTGTAACCTCCGCCTGTTTTAAATTCGTTGCATTTGTTGTGCCACTATTGCCAGAACCGGGTGCTAGGGGCCCAGAACGTCTACTAGCTTTAACTTTCGATTCGCCGGCTACACCCATACCTCTCGAAAGCATTTGGTACTGATTCTGCAGAACCGGAAGCCACTGATCAGGTGGTACATCCGATTGAGCAAGTTGAGTACCCATCTCTATCATTATATCCTTCTTTAAACTATAGTCGGGATCTTTTTCAGTCAAATTGTTTTCCCAGGCTTCAATCTGCTGGAAAGCAGTGTTTTTACCAACTTCCATCTGCTGCATCATATTCGCTTGCTGATGATTTTGTGCTTGAAAAGTATTCTGTGCTTGATGCATAGAATTCTGAGCAACTCTTTGTGAGGCTAATTTATTAGCCCATTCTTCGCTCATTTCAAGGTTTTCAACAGCACCGCTAAGATCTTCAAAATCAGAAAAACTTGAAGAGGAATTGCCTTCTGTCTGCACGCCCAAAGTTTTAGCAATCTGATTAGAGAATTGATCAAGCGCCTTTAGAGAGTTAACAGCTGTGGTATAATTACCAGAATTCAAACCCTTAAACATCTCTAACGCCCAACCAAGTTGCTGGGGATTCGTTGTGCTTCCCTGTATGATGCCATGCAATTGATTGTTGCCCTGCATCATTGTGTTGTATTCGGTTTCTAAGTTATTGGCCTTATCGATCCAATGTTTAAAACGCTCTTGGGCTTTAGGTTTTAGGTTGTCATAAACGTCGACATCTTCTGATTCTAAACCTTCTGTCGCTTGAACTCCCTCGCTTGTTTGAAGTTCTTCTTCTGATTCTTCTGCAGTATCATCTCCACTCCTCGTGTCTTGCTGCGCGTTCTGAGCTTCTTCGAAGGTGGGAGCTTTAACGTCTGACTCTGCTGGTTGCTCGGCAATTGGTTCGTCATTAACAACCTCCTCTGTAGCTTCTACAACAGAATCATTCTTGTGTAGATTATCTAATGCCTCTGACATTACATCAAAAGTACTTTCTTGTAACTCTGTATTAGATAATTCTTCTTGAGTCTCGGCCATTTACATTTCTCCCTGTGGTGGTCGATGTTGATTTCTTGATCTTTGCATTACTCTGTTGTTTGGAGCATTCATCACCTCATTGGCTCCTTGTGGCGGTGGAGGTGGTTGAACCGCATTGGGTAAACCTTGTTGTTGTCCCTGCCCCATAGCCTGTTGCATCATCATGTTTTGTTGCATATGAGCTTGTACGTCTTCTGGCATTGGAGGTAAGAATTTAGATATATCTATCCTCTCGTCAAAGCGCTTAAAAGTCTCTTCTAATAACTGTACGTAAGGATTAAACTGATCAGGTACACCTGCTTGTCTCATCATTTGCACCATTTGTATATTCTGCATAATGATTGGCATCAATTCTATCCATCGCATTCTTTCCGCATTATTATCTGGCATGCCTGTACTGCCAGCGGCAATCTTAATAAAAACAGAATCATATAATTGCTGTTTATTTAGGATGGGCCAAAAAGCTTGTGGTCCAGCAATTGCTTGCGCTCTTTGCGGTGTTATCTCTTGCAAAAGCACTTCAGCTGCATACCAAGCTATATCTTTTAACCAATCTTCTGTAATATCAATTTTCTCTTGCATCCTAGAAGCCATACCCTCTTGTTGTATATTAGCTTCCGTTGCTGTCTTAGCGCGCATAATACCGCCACGCTGTGCGTCACCTAAACCACTTATCCATTCCATATCTGTTCGAATAGGTGTGGTGTCATACACAACTGGATTCATTGGAGGTGTTTGTACTGGTTGAAATACTTGATTAACGCCAAGTCCAGAAGCATTAATCATAGCGATATCACCAATAGTAGCATTACTAAATACATCAATATCTTCTTCATTTACACGAGAAGCATCGGCCACATAAAAAGGAGCAGAGAGTTTTCTGTGTTCTGCTAGTTGTTCTCTTACAGTATTATATTCATCCTGCAAGTTCATCATTAATTCAGTTTCAGAAACTGGCCATTCTTGACCATCTACCCAATTTAAACCCAATACAAAGTATGGAAAGAATCGCTCACCCATCTTTGTAGGCACATAAGGCTCTCTACACCACGTATCGCTACCTTCGCACCAAGTATATACAGTCTGTGTGGTTTTGTCCCAATACTCCCACACAGCTATAGCTAGATTTATATCTTCTTCGCCACTGTAAGCAGAACTATCTTTGTTTAATCTATTAGCAATACCTTCTGTGGTTCTACGGTATATTGTATATTTTTCGATATCTTTTTTTGTTTTTTGGAAGCGTTCCATCACATCTGATGGAGTCATCCAAGTTACATTGGCAATCCATCTGGCTGCATTATAATCTTGTAATGAATCAAGAGACGTATCCATACGAAAATCTTCAGGACGAACAAAACCAAGGTTTAAACCCTCTTGTTGCAATACTTCAACACGTTGCGACAAAGAGTTTATTGTCATTTTTATTTCTTCTACAAGTTCGTCTTTATCACCATAGTATCCATCGCTAGATTCTAATTGACGTATATCATCTTGTATCTTTGCTAAACTATCCTGTGCGTCGTTAAATTCTCTACTAATTAATGGATCTTTAAAGTAATCTCTTTGATATGTTACCTTCACAATGCCAATTTTACTTGTCATGCAAGAACGCAATACTTGTTTAGCTATTTTTTTGAGTCTTGCTTTCTTTAACGATTCGTTTAAGATAATTTCTAAAGTACTAGAAAATAAATCAGAAACCCTATATTGTGCACCTTGAGGATCGACGTTTAACCCAGGTCTTATTTTTATTTCTGGATTTTTAGAATAGATATGTGGAAGCAAACCTTGTAATGTAGCATGAATAATATTACCTTTAATCAATCTACCACCTTGATTAAGTGCTTGATCTATATTCATTCCTTTTGTGTTTTCGTTAAGCCGCCCTAATGAATAACGCCTAGCTGCTTCGATCTCTTTGTATCTTTTTTTCCACTTTTGATACGAAAGTTCTACATTTTTTTGAAATTTTCTTATTAACCCTTTGGAATCTGCTGGTATACTAGCATCGGCATTAGGATTTATATTGTTTAAACTTAAGTCTTCCATTGCTATTCCTCGTGCATTTCATCCAGTTTGTCTAACCAAGCTAAAGTAAATGGTTTTGGCGCTGATGGCTTTGGTACTGGTTTTAATTTCCTAGCCCGCTTCATCATCAAACCGTATCGCGTTGCGTCGAAGAGGTGATCCTCCGCGCTCGTATCAATATCTTCAATCCTCTTGGGGTCAGCAGGTAATGAAGGTACCGTACGCAACCAATGCTTGCAAGTACTAAAAACCTTAAGCGTTTTATTGTTGAGTCTATCAACCATTTCTTGTAAACCCTGAACTCTAGACCCGGGACCCTTTGAACTAGCCTCCCACATAACACCATAATCAGCAAATACGTCTGCAACACTTTTATGGCGACCGTCTCGCATAAAAATCGCCGAATCCGCCACATTATTTCTGAATCTAACGCTTTTCTTACGCTCGTCCTCTTCAATGTCTAAAATCTCCCGCGCAATATCTTCTATTGGTGTTTCACTACCTTTGTTGGGTTTAGAGCTCCAATAGTGCTCTTTATAGATATAGATTATACCATCATAGTCTTGAGTGAACCAGACACATCCAGCTGGCGATTTGTACCCGTGATCATAAGATTTCCATCTGCGCCACTCTAGCGGCACGTCGAATGGTTCAACAACGTGTATAGATGGATCCCAAACGTTTTCAAAGAAAGCGCCCGGAGCAATATTCCAATCACCTTCTAGCCAAGCCTTAACCAGCCAAGGGGGTCCACTGCCTTTAATCCTGTCAATATAACCTGGATCGTTATCCATGAGTGGTTTGTTGTCTTGTATCTTTGAAGGTATGAAGATTCTGTCTTTGTCATCAGCATCTATATACCTTTCTTTCACCCAACCATGCCCTGGCCCGCCTGGGTTAGCAGAAGCTCTGAATAGAACTGGTACTCCGGCAGCCGAACGCATAGTAGCCCCAAGCAAATCTATAGGATCTGCAGAAGGCCAGTTACCAAGTTCGTCAAAGCCTAGAAAAGTTACAGAAAAACCCTGCAGCTTCATAGCATCAGCGTCTTCATCAAGATGTTTAAGCTGTAGCACAGCTCCGCTGGGCGAGACCCATTTTCGCTCCCCGACTTTCCATTCCCAACCTTCCTGGACGAAAACATACTGACCCAGCTTAACGAGTTCCCCGGTTTCTGGAAA